TCTGTCGCCAGCAATCTTAAGGACTCTTCCTCTGAAAGGAACCTCAATGTTTGCGACGTTTGATGCTGGAAGGTTTGCTGCTTTTGCTAAAAATCTAATTTTATCAAGAACCACAGATCCTGGTTGAGCAGCATCTGGGAAGGACATAACACCTTCAAATAGATTAGCACGAGCGCCGCCACCAGTTAGCTTACTTTTGAAGTCAGTAATCTTTCTTAGTGGGGGTGGATTTAGTTGATTTCTGGTTGCCATTTTTAAATACCTCTAAGTTTGATTAAACGTTACCGATGACTTCTTCAAAAGATACGCCAGTTCTCGTGGCAACAAAGGTCAGACCAATGAAGTTGATACTTCTTGTTGGTTTGATGTAGATATCAGCAACAAACTCATTGTTATCAATAACAGCAGCAGTGTTATTGGTTTCATCACAAATAACAACGTAATCAAAAATTCCTCTCTTGGACTGGACATCACGAAGGAATGGTTCAATAATATTTACAAAGTTTGTTCTGGTAATTTCATCATTAAACTCAAAGAGTTGATCTTTAGCAGCTGCTGCAATAGCATCTTCGAGATAAATGAACAAACGACGAACGTTGATTCTATCAAATGCCGATGATTTACCAAAACCAGTCTTATCCCCAAACAGAACGATTCCATCACCAGGCGAGAAGATAACTGGGTTGATTCTGTTTGAATACAGTTTATCTCTTTGCAGTTTACTTGGGTTGTATGAAAGTTTTACTGCATTGAGAATTGCACCTCTTGAGGTTCCAGCAGGTGAGAACCATGGGAAGTTATTAATATCATTTCTTGCACAAGTTCCAGCAATGTCACCATTCAGTGGAACATATCTGAATACATCATTAAATCTATCATACATGTACTTATATCCACTATCAAACACCCCATAGGTTGTTGATGTGATAGGAGCATAGAAACTGATTACGTTATCAGTAATAGTATCATCATTATTGACAGTTACTGTTCCTACAGCAGAGTCATTTAAGAATGCTTGTCTGTATGGTGAAATGAATGCAAGAGCATCTTTTCTTGCTTCTGCAACTGCAATACACTTATTAGCAAGTGCTTGTGCAGTTTCTTTTGCATAGTTTGCAGAACCCATCAGAATAAAATCAACCTGATAGTTCTCGGTATTTTCAAACAGGGTATATCCAGTGATAATATCACTTAAACCGGGACTAAAGGCACTGGTTGATGTAATACCTGTGGTCCCATTATAGTTTTTACCAGTAGATAAGGTTAAAACATTTGACCCAGTAACTCTAAATGTAGCACCATCAGCATCTTGATCCCAAGCATCATCTGTTGCTACGGTAGAACCACCAACTGTTGAAAAACCACTAGAGACTGTTCCTGATGGTTCAGAACCTCCAAAGATATATTGTGAGTTTGTTGCAAGATACTTTCTCCAATAAGATGGAGAACCGAGTGAAAACTCTGCGTCTTTTGCTTTCGAAAGACTTAAATGCTTTTCAAGAATGGTTCCAGCGTTTCCAGTTACTGTTCCTAAATCGTCAAATACTACAACATGAACCTCATCAAATCTTGCCCCTCTTGCTGCAGCATATGCTGAAGTTGATGGTCTAGGCGCAAGAGATTCCCACTCAACTGTGCTGTTTGATAGTGTTATTGATTGATTACCAAACCAGTCTACTTGTGACAATACTGAAGTGGTGGCAACTCCGACACTAGAACTATTTCTAACTGTTAGGTTACGACCGCTATCAAAATAATAAACACCATTTGGTTGATAGTCAACAACTGCAGAAGAACCACCAGTTGCCTTGTAACTTAAAACTTTTACATCAATAGAACTAACACCAATTCCTGTAATGATACCTTCAAGTTGCCCACCAAGAACTGAAGTTGTTCCCGCGCCTGGTAAAACTGAAGTAATTGCTTGAGTTACTCCCATTCCAACTGAAATGCCAGTTGTAACGATTCCTAAAGTTTGGTCTGCTTTAGCATCAAGGAGAGCAACTTTAATACCATTTGCCCAAGTGCCAGGATTCTTGGCAACTACGGTAAAACCAGAAATGGTGTTTTCATCATATCCAAGTTGGTTATAATGCTCTTCACTTTTAACCTTAATACTGTTATTAGTAGTGCCACTTCCAGCACATGCATTCTTGAGACCAGAATCATCTGCTCTCACAACTCTTAGTGTTCCACCATATGCTAGATATGATGAGGCAACCATCCAGTGCTCATAATGCTTATCGGTGCTGTATGGTTGACCAAAAGTTTGTAACAGATCGCTTTCATTTTCAATTACTGCTGGGAACCCAACAGGACCTCTAGCAAATGGTCCAACAAGAGCTCCAACAGAATCTGAAGTAGGATCGACTCTTCCTACTGTTAAATCAACTTCCCTAACTACAATTCCAGGAGATGCTAAATTGAGAGGCATCTTTATTCTCCTACAAGTCCAGAATTAATCTGAAATTATTTATTAAAAAGGTTACTTTCAATGGGGAATCTGTACGTGAACACCTTACCAGTCAGGATATTCCCACTCAAGAATATTGGTTTTAGTTTTTCTTTTTTTAGATATTCTATCTTTAGTGCATTCTTTACATTCATAAGAATATGCTGATGGAAAAGAACCTCTATCTTTACGAGTCAGATAAAAGTCATCCAACAAACTTTTTATTTTTCCACAAATACGACATTTTCTATCAAAGAATAAAATATGTTCTAGTTCTATCTGATCATCTAAGTCCATCAAAGATAATCCCACATAAATGAACGATCACCATATTCATCTAAGTGCCATCTATCACCAGAATTATCAACAAAACTTTCAGTATCAAAACCATCTGATATAAAACCAAATGGTGCCATATCTTGTTCTATTTGATTTTTTTGCTCTTCATAGATTCTTTTACGAACATCATTGTCCGTCATCTCTTTAAAGTAATCTTGAGCAACTAACCAAGAAAAAATAACAAGGCACATTGCAAGGTCATCATTGCATCCTTCTTCAGCTTCGAATGAATTGTGGCGTTGGGCAAATGTTGTAAGTTCTGATATAATATCATAGTCAACTGTTAATAACTTATCATCTTCCAGTAAAGTTTTTAAGTTAGAGCATCCTAGTTTTTTAACAGCAGCAGTCATTCTTACACCCAGTTGAGACTTCTTTCCGCTAAATCCAGATCCAACTAATTGTCCAGCACGACCCCTCATTGCACACATAAGGACGTTATCATATTCTAAGTCGAAGTGTAATATATTTGCTACCTGATCTCCAATATCGTTTACCTCAACTAATAACCAAGCATTGTTATATCCTCGTGCAACTTCATTGATAATGCTTGGAAACAGCATAGGTTTAATTTCATTATTTCGATATTTTGCAACTACTTTATATGGGAAGTTTGTAATATCAAAAACAATAAATGCAGAATAGTCATTTCCAAGACCACGAGCAACGTCAACCGTCATCAAATAGTTGTGTTCCTCAATTGGATTTTCATAAATGTCTAGACCGGCATTCCTCTTGATAGGATCTTCATAAACAAGATTTCTGAGTTTTGCTGGATTAATGAGTGTATTGACAGAACCTAAGAATTCACATTCAAACTCAACTTTGAACTGTTGCTCAGAGGTGTTTGCAATAGTCTGCTCTTTCCAAGCAGCGTCTCTTCCAGGAACTTCTGACCAATGAACTTCTGTTGGTACATATTCATTCTTATCACGTTCCGCATCATGCCACATGCGGTAGAAATGATTCATACCACGTGGCGTTGAAACTATGATGACCTTTGTGCTTTGTCCAGAAGAAATAGTAGGATAAACAGAGGCAAAGAAGTCATCAGCAATGTGATTCGGGATGAAAGCGAACTCGTCAAGAAAGATGACATTATAGGATCCGCCTCGGACAGCAGATGATGAAGTAGAGTTAGATGAAATTTTGGAGCCATTTTCTAATTCCAGTGATCCTTTGTTCCAAGATATAATGCCTTGTTGCATCCATTTCGGCAAGTTTTCATAAGCTAACTGTAACCTTGAAAGCAAGTCCCTTGCGGTAGATGCTTTGTTTGCCAGAATAGCTATATTAACATTATCGTTAAAAACCGCATAATGTAACAAATATGAAACACAAGTAGTTGACTTACCCGTCTGACGGGGCATTTTACAAATATTAAATCTATTCTCGTGGAAGTTTTGAATTAATTTCTCTTGAAACGGATACATCTCAAAAGGAACAAGACCATGATCCAAAGAAACAATTTTAATATAATTTCTAGCAAAATATACCGGATCTTCTTTACATCTTAAGAACTCAATAATTTGTTCTTCTGTAAATTCAATTTGAGTATTTGCTTTTTTTAAATTAGGATTGCCAAGATATACTTCATTCATGATAAAACTCCTTTTTAATCTTCAATAAATGTTACACCACAACTTGCGGTTTGCATAACTGCACCAGAAGAAACTGCAACTGCAAACTTTGTTTGTGGTGGAAGGACAAGTCTTAAGTTATCTAGGTCAAAATGATC